GTTATTTGAGTTGTAATAATTCATTGTCATTTGCCATTTTTTAGATAAGAAAATTTTCTTTGAACGAGTAGTAAAATTAAAATTAAAAATAAATCCTTTGTATCCCATTCTATTTTCAAGAAAATGCAGAATACTTCTAGTTTCTTTATTAGAAATATTATCAAAGGCTATTTGTAAATTTGAGAAATTTTCATTTTTACTTATATCAAGTTTTTCATAAAATCCCATTGGAGATTTTTGGAAATTTTTTCTTTCGTGGCCTACGCTAATAGCAAAATTTGGTTTCCAAAAAAAGTCTTGAGTCCAATATTGAGAATTTTGAGATGGAGAATTTGCGGCAGAACTAGTATGATCTTCTGTGCAATAAAAAATATTATCTCTTTCGTTTTGAAAGATATTTAATTTAACTATATCATATTTTTCATAACTTTGACCAGAATCCCAAATATTTACAGTGGAATTAGTATAGAAACCATCAGTATAAAGATATGCTGGATATGAATCATTTACAAGTTCCAAGGAAAAATCATACATATTATTTTCTTTGGATTTTGAGGAATAGTTTTTTAAAGAAAACCCACTAATATTATTAAATAATCTATCAGAATTTTGGCCATAATCTAAATTTATAAAAACATTATTGATGCCACTTGAAACAATTTGATTGTCGTCATATGTTAATGTAATATATTGATATTCACTTTTATTTACTTGCTCCATTGTTTTTTGGAGAATGCCTGCTTCAAATTTACTAATATTATTAAAGCTTAAAGAAGCAGAAGTTTCCATCGAATTTAATCCGAGCGGCTTTCTTCTTGAATAATTATCTAAAAATTTTATTTCCGAAATTCTATTATCCCAAGATATTGTAGCTCCATAATCGGGCGTAAAAGAACCGCTAAGATAATAATTTTTAGAACTATTATCTCTATTGTATAAAAAATCTAAATAATCTCCCGTTAGCCTTGTATAAGCCATTAACCTACTCCTTGATATTGAAGCGTAACAGTTGGTAAACTGCTGCTACTTAGATTTACACTTTCCCCAACTAATTCTGCATTTTGCATTGTAAAAGTATTCAGCAAAGATGATTCGCCGTATATTTTTAATTCCCAAGTTTTAGGATTGCGGAAAGAAAAAGAATCAAGCATATAATCATCCAATAATAAATCAACACTTGCGGTGTAAGTTATTGGGCGAACTAATTCAAGAAGGAATCTTTCATCTGATTCTCCGCTTCTTAAAGTGTTTTCTTTTATCCAATTAAAATTTATAGATAAATTAGCAGATGTAATTACATTTGTTCCTTCTTGATTTCCTAAGTTTAATTGTATTCCAGATTGAGGAACGTAAGTAAGGGCGCTAGATTCTTCTGTAACAGAAGAAGATGCCCCAGTTATCCCTGAGTATGGTAAAACGTCGCTAAAGGTAAATGAAACTGATTGTTCGGGGACACTTGCCGCAGATACAGAAATGGAATAATCAATTATAGCCCCGCCAGTTACATGAATATAGTTTTGATATTCACTAGAGGTTTTTTTTGTGGCATACTTTAAATCCAAATCATTTCTGCCAGTTAATGTCAGAAGAAAATCTGAATTCAAAAGATTTCTAGACAAAGAAAAATCAACAGAATATGCGCCATTCAAAATTAAATTTGATGTTTGTTGCCCGAGTATATTTAAAGGTGTTCTAGGTACTGAATAAGAGAATTGCGCGGAATTTATTCCAAATAACAATTGGTCTTGCAATATTACTCCGTATGCTTCATGAGTAATTGTGCTATACATTAAACACCTCTCTTTCTAGAACTTAATGATCCAGATACTCTTTTTTCTTCTTCGATTACTCTTACAACTTCTTTTTTGATTTTTTCTGCTAAAGTCATATCGGATTCTTGTGAATTCCCAGATTGGGAATCCGATTGAGTTTTAGAATCTCCAGAAGAACTTACATTTATTGTTATATTGGTATCTCCGCCTCTACCAACAGAAGATGTTTGTTGATCTGATCCGACCAAACCTCCTTGAGCAAATCGAGGGGCTGGCGCGGTCATATTATTTATTGAATCAAAATAGTTTTTGCCGTATTGTTGAACTGCTTGGCGGCCCATCACAAATTCACCGCCCATTACCATTGAATTTGCGGAAGATTGTGAGGAACCTCCATTTGCCCTTTTTTTCCAAGATGATTTTGAAAATGAATTCATTAATTCATTTAATTTATCTTCATACTGAGATGCGGTTAAATTATCGAAATCTCCGCTAGATACAGAATTTTTAAATTGAGAATACTGACTACTAGATACAAATTTTCTCATGAATGATTTTTGAGAAGAATCCATAGTGGACCAATCTAAACCTGGTATTTGACCTACAAGTTTTTTTGCTTGCATGCTGTTTGAAATATAATTTATTCCTTGGGTTATTCCATAAGTAGCAACTGCACTTAAAGCTTGAATACCTAATTGTTTTAAGCCTTCTTTAAATGCTTCTTCTTGTTGCGCTTCATATTGTTCTTTTTGGATTAATAAATCCATACCTTGATTTTGTGCTTCTATTATTGATTGAAGCATTGGATTATCTTCTCTAGTTAATCCAAATGTAGTTAATCTATTGCTTTGAGCTTCTAAATCAATTCCCATACCGCTAATTTTATCATATTGTCCAGAAGTCCTTCTTTGATTTACAAAAGCTTCTAAATCTTTTCCTTTTAAAGATCCTTGACCATACATTCCAGGCAAATAGAATCCACCGTCTTGCATTGTTGGCATAGCTTTTTGATTTAAATTGCTTAAAAAACCTACTCCGTATTTATTAACGGCATCTTTTTTGATAACATATTCTCCAGCCATTAACATTGCTGGTACATCATCTCTTACTCCAGAACCTCCAGAAACATATCCGCCAGAAGCCTTCTTTGTGGGAGTATCTCCAGGCAAAAATGATCCAACAATTTGATTGACAGCTCTTTGCATAAAAGCTTGTTGAATCATTGAAAGAAATGATTGCGCTGCATCTAGAAGAGCTTCTTTGAGAGATTTTGCGCCGCGAGAAGCTTCGCTTAAAGCAGTAGCCATATTTGAGGCAAAAGCTTCTGGAATTTTTTGGGCAATTTCTGTGCGAAAATCTTCTTCAGATTGAAATAAATTTCTTTTTGCCCTTTCTAATCCAATTTGGAAAAATTTCCCTTGGCCAGCCAAATCTTCTTCTCTTTGTCTTATTTTTTCTGCAGCTAATTGAGCAGCTATTATTGCGTCTTGTTTTTCTTTTGAAAGTGCTTGAAGCTCAATATATTTTTCTAATTCTTCGGTGTTTAATTCTCCTATCCCAAGTTGTTTTTTTGCAAGTTCAACAAATTCTTGTAAACTTGTTTCTCCAGAATTAATTTTAGGAATTTGCTCATCTAACAAAGTATTAAATATTGTTTGGAGCCTGTTTCTTTCTTCTTGTTTTTCTTTTTCACTTGCTTTTCCCATATCCATTCCTAGATCTTCAAAGGAAATTGCAAAGTCTCCAAGTTGTTCATAACCAAGTTTAGGATTGAAAAATGGTGTTTCAAGGTTTTCAACTAAATTATCAATACTTGGTTGTATGGCATTAGTAAATTGACTTCTTAACGTATCTATGGCATTTTGCTCAAATTGAATCCCCTGCAATTTTATTTCAGCTTTAGATAATTCAAGCTCAAGAGTTCTTCTAGCGGCTTCTCCTAGGGTTGGATCAGAAAGTTGCGCTTTTAATCTTTCTATTTCTATTTCAGTCGCGCTTGTTGCTCTAGCTTTAGTCAAATCTCTAGAAGCTTCATTAAGTCTTCTTTGCGCATCTAATTGTTGAGTTAAAATTCGCAAACTTTTTTCGCGCTCTTCTCTTGTTTTTCTTTCTATTAATTGATTTTCTTGACCTGCTTTAAATTTTTGTTTTTCAAATTCTAAAGTTCTATTTTGTTGAGCTGCCTCTTGTTCTGCATTTCGCAAGTTTTCTCTAGGGGCGTCTTTACCCAAAGCTGTTGAAACGGCGGTTTTTGCTTGTTCTTGTGCTGTAGCAAAGCTAATATCGCCAGCATTAAATTTTTTTTGAATCCTTTTAAGTTCTGTTAAGGCTTTATTTGCAGTTTCCGCTGGTAATGTTTGAACTGCTTGAATATCAGATAAATATGCATCAATAACTTTTTGTTGAGATTGTATTCTGGCCGCCTTTTGTTTTTGATTAAATTCTTCTTCGTCCTCTAATCTTTGAAGATAAAATCTTTCAGTTTCAGAAATAGTTTGATTTGCAAGCCTTTCTCTAATTGAAGATACTTTATCAAATAAAGTTTTTTCACTATCTAAATTTGCGCTAAAATATAATTCTCTTATACTTCTTGCAAAATCTGTTGCAAATATTCTTTTTTCAGCTTGAGTTGTTTGTGAAGCTGCAGAAAATTCATCTAATATATTTTTAGCATTTATTCCTATATTTTGATAAAGACGTGATAAAGCACTTTGAAGATCAAATTTCAAGCCTTCTTCATCTATATTTTCATCGGATGCTATCCTTATAAAACTATTTCGAAGTCTTTCTAATAACTTGGAATAAGATGTTCTAAATGAATCTAAAGATTCTGGATCGGTTCCTGCCTCTGATAAAATTTTAGATTGATTAGCGAATATACCTTCAATTTCGGGAAGGTTTTCATTAAAAAGTCTTAAACCTTTTAATTCTCCTTCTTTAGAAGAAATAGTTTCGACTAGTGTATCTTTTCTAGTTTGACTTATATCAATATCATCATTTTCATCATAACCTGCAATACGCTTTGCTAATTTTTTTTCTGCTTCTGATAAATTATCGTTCGATAATCCATTAATAACATTAAGTTCTATTCTTAATTTTTGTAATTCTTTTTCTGCAGTTTTAATAGTATTAGCTTCTTTAGTACTATTAATATTAAAACTCTCAAGACCTCCATATAATCTATTAATTGTAGATTTGGTTTCTTGCTCTTGGCTTACTTGAGTTTTTTCTTCTTCTGTGAGAGGTTTTCCTTTTGTTAGTTCTTCTATAGCTTCTGCCAATGATTTTTTGGCAGATTCAATTAATGCTTGCGGAGACTCATTGGAAGCGTTTAACGCTGACTGAGATAATTTATCTAATGATTCAGCAGCCAATTTGGTTTTATCTCTAAAAGGATCAAATATAGTTTGAAGTATTCCTTTCCCTGTTATATATTTAAATGCAGCATTTAAGGCTTGGAATGCAAATACAGCTTGACCTATCGCTGGGAGAAATCTAGCAAATACTTTTCCGCCAGTTGAAATATATCCAAAAACTTTAGTTACACCAGATAATTTTCCACCAATTTTTCCAAGACCTGATCCAAATTTATCAATAAAATTGAATACTGATGTTGCGGCTTTTTGAGAACCTGGGCTAGATTTAGGATCAGTTGCAATATCTAAAAAAGTATCCTTAATAGACATTCCTCCGCTTTGACTTCTTAATAAAGCTAAAGACAATATTGCTGAAGTTATTTCAGTTCCAAAAGCCCCAAGATTTCCTTTAACATTTTCTACTGAATCTGCTGTTGATTGAAATGCTTGAGAAAGCCCTGCGGCAACTGTTTGCAGAATAAATATTTTTTCTAAAGCTCCTCCAGTTGCTTGATCTAGTTGAGGATTATCTGAAGAAGAACTTTTTTTTGCAAAATTAGGAATCGCGCCAGTTGGTTCATCGCGCGTATTTGTTACCGCAAGGCCCATTGGATTTTGCGAATTTCTTAATTTCCCACTTTGGTTTATTCTAATTTGATTAATGGGAACGCCAGCCGCTCGTTCTCTAGCTATTGCATCATCAAGGGGAGACATCGCAAAGTTAGGGATATAACCAGAGGCGGAAGATGATCTTCCTAATTTTATAAGAATATTATCTGGTTTTATTAATTCTTCTGTTTCAGATTTAAATAATCTTCTTACTCTTCTTCCATACTTAGGATTGTCAATATTTTCTGATACAGCTCTATAAAACTTAAATCTAACGTCTTCGGCTTTTCCAGATTTAACTTCTGCAAAAGATAAAGGCGCTCTTTTTGAAACTAAATCAACAGCAGAATTGGTTCCCCCATACATTTCATGGGCTAATTTATAACTTCTATATTTTGGTAGGTTTAAAACTTTTTCTTCAAAATATTCTCCATATTGTTTAACATTTGTTATTGGTTGCCCTTTTGAATTTACTATATTTCCTAATAGAGCATTTTTTTTATCTATTGACCAACCATTTAAACCAACTTCTTTAGGTTGTATTATGTCAGTTTTAAAGTTATTTCTTTCAAAATAATCTTCTGGATTAACTTTTTTATATTTATTATAAGCAATTCCTGGAGATCTACCTGCATTGGCAATGGATGCTAAACTTAAATCTCCTCCAACATTTTTTTTGAATTTTTTAGAAGGTTTTTCTTTTGTTTTATCAGCAAAATTTGGAATATAACCTAACGCGGCAGATTTTTCAGTTTCTTTCTTACTAATTAAATTATTTACAGTTAAAACTTTTTTTGCAAAACTTTCGTT